AAAATTCACAGTAAATATAAAATAGTAACATCAGAACTAATTATTAAAAACATAAAAGGAGATCAATAATATGCCATTTGAAATGATAACACTGCTAGGCTCAACTGTACTCGGAGGAGTAATGAGTATATGGTCGCAAAGCATAAAAGCAAAACAAGCAGAACAAAAGATGCTTATACAAAGAGCAGAAGTACAACAAAAAGGTTTTAAGGAAGCTAGAGAATATGACAATAAAGGTTTTCAATGGACTAGAAGAATTATAGCATTGACTGCTGTATTCGCTATAGTATTATTACCAAAATTAATGCCTATATTTCAACCAGATGTAAGTGTAATTGTAGGTTACTTAGAATTTAAACCTGCATTTTTCTTTATACCAGAAAAAGAAATAATGAAATGGGTAACACTATCATCTAATAGTTTAGTTATTACACCATTAGATACTAACTTAGTATCAGCTATTATTGGTTTATACTTTGGAGGTTCTTTAGTAAAGAAATAATATGATAGATAATTTTTTTTATAAATTATGTGGTTTAGTTGATGATTTCTTTTCAGCTATAGAAACATATGCAATCAAATTTACTTCTTGGTTATGGGAAACAAGAGTAAAAATTTTAAGAAAGAAACAAAAAAATGCGAGACACAAAACTTCTAGAAGAGTTTAAAAAAAAGGTTGAAAGAAAACTTAAAGAGATGGACATCTTTAAGAACCTTAGAAAAGAAGTAGAGATTGGTGCGAATGGTACTCAATCTTATATAATAAAAGAAGGTGTCAACAAAGGTAAAAAAGTAACAAAATAATATGGAAGTAAGTAATATGGATTATAGATTTACAGCACTATTAATTATAATGATATGCTTACTAGCTTTATTTGGAGGACCAGTAAGATGAAAATATCACAAGACACATCAGTAAGTATGCCTGTCAAGAATATGATTGGAATTGTAGTGGCTGTAGCTATGGGTGTATTTGCTTATACAGAAGTAACAGCAAGACTAACATCATTAGAAACATCAAGAGAATTATTTCAGGCAGATTTATTAAAAAAATCAGAGCAAAAACCTACAGACCAAGAACAATTTATGTTAATAGAATCTTTATTTGAAGATGTAGAAAAATTAATTGAGAATCAAGAACAGAATATGACTAACAAAGTTAATATAGAATTTCTTAAATCTCAATTAGAAAAATCTTTAAACGATGTAGAAGAATTAAAAGATAAGGTAAGAGCAAATGGTAATGGAGGACACTAATGACTGAGATGGTAATAGCTTTACTTTTAATTATTAATGGAGAGATAAAGGAACATAGAATACAAGAGTCTATGTCTAAATGTTTAAAAGGAAAAAGAATAGCAATGCGTAGTAATAATGGTACTAATATAGAATATCAATGTATTAAGTCGATGGCTGAGACAGAGATATATTTAAATCAAAAATCAATTAAAAAATTAATTTTAAAATAATGACAGCAGCAAAAATATATATACTAACAATAATGTTATGTGCAATAGGACAACCTCAATGTGTTATGCCACAAGTAATTACAGAACATAAAACTCATTATGATTGTGTTAAACATGGGATGGGTGATGGATATGAAATTTTATTTGGAAGTGAATTAACTAAACAACAAATCAATGATTCAAAATTGTATGTTAGATTTAGTTGTGTTGAAAAAGATATAGTTGAATCCTAAGAGTGAAAAACATCTGAAGCAATTTTTTCTAAATCTTCAGACAGCATATTAAACTTAGCATCACATTCTCGTAACAAAGCTTTTATTACACCAGCATTTTCTTTCTTAAAATGAAGATGTACTTTATCTAAAGGATATTTAGATAACTCAGTAATAAATTGTCCTTGATTATTAATAATTAATTTGAAGCCCATTAAATGTGCTTCTTTTCTTTTAACTCTTTTCTTTTGTTTAAGTCTTTGATTGGTTTTCATGTTTCTCTTTCAATAAGTCAACAAGAAAGTCATCATCAGTCTTCTCGCTTCTAAGTTTAGTCATAGGAGTATCACCTTCTTTATATGTTTCTATAGTTCTAATCCTAACAGGGTTAGTCATGAATACAGGAAACTTAGGATTATCTAAAGATTTAACCATAAAGAAACCATCTTCAGCAACACCAAATGTTTCTACTCTTTTAATATCTATATCATCCGAACCAATTAAACAAACTCTTAAATTATAAACTGGTTTTTCTTCTGGTGGTTTTATATTTTTACCATTTAGTCCTACAATATTTGTCATACATCTGTCCTTATTATATGTTTTCTTAAAGCACGAACAAGTTCTTCAATCTTATCAATACAATTAATTAAATCTTTATCAGTTATAAATTTTTGTTGTTCTTTTAATTTATCATATTCTCTTAATGATATATGAACCATAGGACTAGGTGCTTCAGATTCATTTTCATAAGACATATCAGTACTTTGTTCCATTTTTTCATTATGTAATTCTTTAGCTTTATCCCACTTCTCTTGATTTTCTTTAGTTAATATCATTATATTTTTTTATTATGTATTTCTTCTAAAATAACAGGTGCTATTTCACCTTGTTGTCCATCATCATCAGCTAAACTATCTATACTTTCAGTATACATTTCATTTAACTTATCATTGTTTCTTGTTATCTTTAATTTAAGATGGTCTTTTAGTGCATCAATCTTAACATGAAGTATTTTATCTAAGTGTGGATTAATACCATACATAGGTAAATCATTTAGTGCTGAGATAATTCTGCGAAAACCTCTTGCTCTTTTTTCTAATTGTGTTATCTGTGATTCTTTAGTCATAGTCTCTCTCCAATATCATTTCTAAATAGTGAATAGCTTTTTCTATATCTTTTTGTTTTCCTTTTTTAGAGTGTCTACAAATATATTTAATTGCATTACCCTCTGCAAATAATAATTGATTTTCATTTATAAATTGAGCAGGTTGAATCTTCATACCTTTGTAGTGGTCTCCATCAATTTGCTTATCTAAGCTATCATAAGCAACACCTTTAAACATTTCTTTACTTGGCATTATAATATATTATCCATTCTTCTTAATTGTTTTTCTGTTGGTTGTAACATAGCATTTAAATCATCAATTGTCAACTCTGGATTTCGTTTTAATTTTTTTACTATCCATTTATATGACCAAGGTTGTAGTCTAAATTGTTGCTGTCTATCATAATAATGAGTTTGATTAGGAATAAAATCAAATACATTTTTATAATTAATCTTACTAGCTTCTTGTTTAGATAACAAAGACTGTAGCCATTCAACAAGAATATGCTTTGCTTTTCTTCTAATAGGTTTCATTTTTTTACTGTTCATTAGTTTCTTCTTTCTTGCCATGACAAACTTCATATGAAGCATTACAATTTTTACAACTGTAATTACTTACAAATAAATATTCATCATTGTCATATACATCTTCAGCATCAAAATCATTACCCCAAAGTACATCACCATTGCAAATAAAACATTTCATTATTTTACTTCTATAAAATTTGTTTCTCTATCAAAGTATTTATACTCAACAGTTACAGGTTTAAATTCATCTAAGCAATCTATAACATCAGACTTTTTAAATTCTTTGCATGAGTAAACATCTAACTGAATTAAAGCAGGGTTCTTTTCATCCCATGTATGAATACTAATATGTGAAGTATCTATAATAGCAACACCACTTAATCCTTTATTTCCTTTTTTAGAAACTTTAGATGAATATGGACCTGCAAGTATATTCATATTTATTTTATTAATTAATTTTTTCATCCAACTAATTGTTTGTTCTTCATCCTTTGGAGGATTTTGTACTTCAGCTTTAATTAGCAGATGTTTGTGTACTAGTTCTTTTTCCATGATTTTTTAATTGTTCCTTATATTGATTTGTAATTTCATCTACATTAGGTTGTTTAACAACTTCAGCTAACATAACATTCTTATTAGAATATTTAAATACTCTTAAACCTTTACCACTATTAGCATCAGCATGACACTCCCATTTATGAGGACAAAACATACATCCAGTAGCTAAAGTTTTATTACCATTCTTTTCTGTTTTATAATCATAACATTTTTCTGGAGGAGTATCTTGTTCTAAAGCAGTATTTAAATTTTTAATTAAAGATTTAACATTTGGTTTAGCCATATCATCTGGTTTGTAAAAACATATATCACCACTTGATTTATCAACAACAAGAAAACCTCCTGCCTTTGTATTACATCCTTCCTCATATGCTGCTAATTGTGCATGATAACCAAAAGGGTCATCACCTACTATCTCACCTGACTGAAATTTTTTAAAACTAAAAGGTGAAGCTGATTTAACATCACATACTTCTCCATCAATAATACTATCTATGTGTCCTGATATTCCTGACACTTCAACTTTTCTTTGTTGGTCTTTGATTGTATGTCCTGCTAACTCTGCTAAATATAAAACTAAATGTTCAAT